CTAGGAATGTAGTTATTACAATCCTCTTTTACATGTTGTTCTGCAACATATCTTGTGTATACAGTTTTACCATCTGAATTTTCAAAACTTGGTCCAAACTTCTTCTCACATTCAAATATTCCCTCACTGTGGTGTCTGAACATTCTATGCATACTATGTCCAATCCAGGATTTAGTTTCATCTAACCAATTATGTATCTCCAAATAATCTACAGGAGATCCTCCAAACTTTTTAGCTGAGCTTTTACTGTGTACCCATGGGTGCATAAATCATAATTTTAAATTGTTAATAATAGATTGTATGTGTTGAATAAACTCATCATGTGAGTATTTATTCTTCATCATATTACATTTTCCACAACAAGTGACACAATTATCACTTTCATAACCAAGAGAATTGTCTTTTCTATCAATACCATTATAGTAAATGGACTTGTTACCTTTTTGAATTTTATTTGTTGGTAAAACTCCGCAGTAATAACAAGAATAAAATAAGTAGCTTTCAAAAACATCATCAGTAAGTTCAAAACTATAACCTCTTAATGCAGCATTCTTTTTATAAGACTGAAACAATGAGTTAATTAAAGCTTTCTTGTTTGAATCAGTAAAAGTTTCTCTTTTTTTCTTAAAACTACATTTTGTACAACAGTCTTTTTTTCTGTCAACTCTTGTGCTAAACACTTCTCCACAAGAACACTGCACTTTAAAATATCTATGATTACTAGTTGTTCTTTCCATATCTTCTTCCAGATATGTTAAGTTACTACTTACAGAATCACCTTTAGTATACATAATCTTATGTAATGGTGCAATTGATATTTTACAAGACTTATTACCACAAGAAGTTATAGTTCCAGCTCTTATTGATGCAAACTGTTTAATATGTTCAGTATTACAAGAAGTACATAAGACATTAATATATCTCATACCCTTTCCTTTATAACCTGCTTCACTTAAATACTGCAGTTTTGTTTCAATTCCAAACTTGTTTTTGATTATTTCTCCCGATTGTAATACATATTTCATGGCTCATCCTTTTAAATTTAAACAAATATACAAAATATATTTATTTATTTGGATGTGCCATCTATTCTGATTTAAAGTTTAATTATTTCTCTTACAAGGAACTGGATCAGATAAGCATACACCTCTTCTGTCTCAAACCCTGGTTGTACTCCTATTTTATTAAGAACAGCATATGCTGCATGATATGCTTCATGAGCTACCAAACCAAGTGTATCAGGTTCCTTTTTAATTTTACCTCTAAACCTAACTATTATAAAACCATCACTATGTGTCACAGTTCTAGCATCTGACTTCCAATCATCAAATGCTAGATCAAATTGTTCTCTTGTGAACCTGTGACAAAGACAATCATATAGTTGGTCATCAGATTGATTAATAGATACTACTACATCTGTAGAAAACACATCTATTGGTACTATCTTAAACATCTTATTCTGATTTATTATTAGCAAATTGTTTAGCATAGTCATTTAAACAATAAATAGTGTGACAATTATCACAACCAACGTAAACAACACTTATTAATTCTTCAGTATCATCATCCATCTCTTCAACTATGTTATATGTAAACATTTCTTTAGAGCCACAATTACCACAGATAATGTTCAATCTTGCATTTACCATATTATTCTGATTTAAATGTTTGGTTATAGTATTCAGTTGCTAACTTTTTAGTATTCTCACTAATAGCACCTTTATCAAATTCAGATTGTCCATTTATATGGGATAAAGTTACTTGCTCCTCAAACATTTTGTTGGCTTCTTCCCAATCACTGTTGGATATAAATTTCTCATAAGTATTGCAAGAGTCATATATCTCTTGTAACCATTCTACTGCTGTTTTCATATTCTATTTATTTTTTAAAAATTCAATAACTCTTTCCCAATAACTTCTAGCTTTCATTCTACCATCCTGATATGGTGCTAATGAATGAGTTGCTGTTGCAGATTTTAAAGATTCTTCTTTAGCTTTTTCAGATCCATGTAGTTTAACTGCATAATCATACATTTCATCAGCTTTTTCTTTTTCACTCATCTTCTGCTTTTTCTAGTAAAGATCCATCATGAAAGTAATCTTCTGTCTCAGTAACTCTTACATGATTATTGACAAAATATTTTCCTGAAGGAATACATATACATAAATCTCCAAAACCACCTTCATTATTCCACCAGTCTTCTATATCATCAAGAATTTTTTCTGATGCAAAATCTTCAATTAAAGAATAAGCAGCTGAATCTAACTGTGCTAAATTTGAATCATTATCCCAGTCCTCTACATTGTCATTTACATCTTCTGGTGTATCACACTTTTCTGTTGTATATCCAATCCATTCTATGGCACCGGAGTCTCCTCCACCATCATATTTTACTTTAACACCTGTAATACCTAAATCAGCCAACTTAAATAAGAGGCCTGTCATTTCATTCTCAGTCATAATTATTTTATTTTATCTTAAAGAAGCGGCCCAGTATATTACCATTCAAATACTCTTCTTTTTCAAGCACATCATATAAAAACTGATGCTTGACTTCTTGGTATGTCAGCTCTGTCTGAGTATTACATATCTTAAGGATTTCCCTTCTAATAACTACTCCTGCTTTGTGAGCTTCCTTTAAAACTTTATTACTACTGTAATACCTCATAAAGTCTGGTTTTATTTCTCTCCAGTACTTTTTAAGTCTCTTGTCTGTTGACATTGCTAGAGCTTTTTTACCCAGAGGTCTTTTTATATTAGCAAAGAAGTTCTTCTTGCCTATGTATGCAACAGACTTGCCGTCAATAATAGCATGCATAATGTAAATAAATCCCACACCTCCTTCAGGTATGTCATGTTCTTTAAACTCCTTTCCTTGATAGATCCAGCTCATAATGCTTGTTTTAATAATGGAAATAATATTTCTCTAACTTTATCCATACCATGTTCTTTTACTGAATCTGACAAATCTTTTTCCATAGGGAGTAGTATAGTATTAAAACCATACTTATCCTTATATCTCTGAGCAGCTTTTATACCAGGCTCATCATTGTCAAATAGAACAATTATCTTTTCATAGTGTGGTTTCAGTTCTCCAATTGCTTTTTCACCTATCATAGTATTCTCACTGTCCGGAGCAATAGCTTCAATATTACTTATACCAAGTTTATTAAAAGCCATTAGGTCTTTGAGTGAAGAAGTAATAAGCAAATACTTACAATCATGTCTTAACTGATCTGTACCCTGAATATAATTCTCTACTTTAATAAACTTTTTATCAGCATTCTTAGGCATATAAATCTTGTACAAGCTACCATCATCTCTAAAATAACCATATAGATAATTCTTTCTGAATGTATAAGATATTTCTGCACCATCCAAATCAAGCTTACTCATAGTAAAGAATGATAATGGAATAACATTATATCTGTCTAACATTTTAGAACCAATTTTATATCCCATCCAGTATGTCTGATCAAAGTTTGTCCAGTGCCTCATTTCATAATCAACCACTTTATACTTATCATGATAAAGAATATCTACTACAGCTATAGTATTGTTCTTTATATAAATCTGATAATCATTAAGTATCTTATATGCTGCATGTCCTCTTGTGGACATGTTAAACAAAGCCTTTACCAATTCAATGCTATCTCCCTGATTACCAGATGAGAAGTCCTTAAACTTGTAAAATTTTGAGACTACATCATAGTAAATAAACATGCTGGGAACTTTGTCCCGTGCATTAAATATAGATAGAATTTTTACATCTTGGCCAGATAGCTTTTCCTTTAAGTTCAAATAATACTCAAATACCCATTCTCTAGGTACTTGACTCAAATCAGTTATTAAGTTTTTTGTAGAAATCATACTACCTATTTTAAAATTAAGGGGAAGCCACTTAACTAACCTCCCCTTAAGACTGTTTAGTCTAGGTTGAAGTCAGAAGAGCTTTTACTTGGTGTATCAAAACCATCATCCTCACCAAAGCTTTTTACTTCTTTAGTTTCTAGTTTCTTAAGATGCTTAGCTTCATCATATATCATGACTTTACCAGCTTCTAATTCTCCATAAGCATATTTCTTATTTTCTGCTTTTGGCAACCACATATCATAGTTGGTATAACCTGTTTTACCTTCATATTCTTTACCTGCAATACAGTACTCAAGAAACTTATCCTTGAT